ATACGATCAATAAGTCTATCAAACATAAATGGATCAGTCTTTTTGACTACCACTACTTTTACAAACTTATCTTTTAAATTTGACGTATCATAACTATTATAATCTATTTTCTCGTCATTGTAAAACACTTTTTCGAAAATAGTATAAGGATTACGAACTGGTGTAAGTTCACGTGTTTCAGTATCAAGAATGTGGAAGTACTTAGGGTCATCACAATCAGACCATGTAAACTCCATTTGAGTACCAAGATAATGAATATGTCCTTGATTAGATTTTGTATGGAAATGCCCAGACATTACCAATTCAAAACGTTCAAAGATTTCTGAAGTCATACCATGAGTGTTTGGCATACCTTTCATCATATCAAAACCAATCAACTCCAAGTGAGCTCCTAGAATTGGTGCATTACATTTCTTGATAAAATCAATTGATTCAGCGTAGTTTTCTGAGTTAATCCAAGGGACTACAGCAATATTCAAACCATCATAATCAAGCACTTTTGGCTTCATGATGATATTCACATTAGAAGTATAATAACCTAGGAGTTCTTTCAAAGAAGTCAAATCATTTGTATTCTTATAGAAAACATCATGGTTTCCTGGAATAATATCCATATGAATACCTTCTTTCTTGAGAACATCTAAGAAAGTTTTACGGTTTGAATTTTGTGCTTTGAAATTGATAAATTTACGGTGATCGTAATAATCACCTAAGTGCAGAATTTGAGTAATTCCATGTTCTTTCAAATATGGAAAAAACACATCTTTATAAAATTTTTCTTGATAATTTAAAAAGATTTCTGATGAATTACGAACACCGCAGTGAGTATCGTTAATGATTGCTATTTTCATCTAGTTCCTCAAGGATTTCACGTTTGAGCTGATTAGCTCTTTCATATACTTTAATAGTATCTCGGTGTTCATGACCTTTAATACTTCTTTCATGATTAGCTGCTTTTTGTATTTCACAAAATTTAATAAACTTGTCCTTAAGTCCCATATCACTCTCCCATAAACAATTCAATACCTTTAGCTTTTTTAGCTTTGATTTTTTCTTCTTTAGCAAAATCTTTTATTTGAGTGTCAGTATCTTTTATCTTATCAATTCTAGATCGTAATTGATCTACAAAATAACGGCCATTATCACCACCATCAAATCCTGCAGCTAAAAACTCATCAACAGAAGCTTTTTCAATCCATTTAAATTTAATGTCTTGCTGCTTCTTTTCTTTTGCAATCCGTCGCAAGAATGCATAATAACAAATTTGAGTAAAGTATGCAAAAGCATTAGGATTACCTGTACGAGTTGCAGCTTCTATGTTATAATTCATAATAGCCTTTAAGCAATTTTCAACAGCATCCATTACCATTTCTTCACGATATGTATATCGAATAAAATTAGATTTGTGAGACAAGCCTTCGGCAATTTTAAGGAAACAAGTTGCAATATAATCAGTAACGACTGGAAGTGCTTGACCTTCTTTTTGCGCTTTATTTACTGATGCGACGTATTCAACAACTTTATAAGAGAATTCTCTATTGTTGACATAATGTGGTTTATCTTTTGGTTTTATTTTAGGCATGATATACTCCTAGCATATATTATTAGTTATATTATAAACTAATTCTAAGGAAATGTACACTACTTTTTATGAATTTATTTTCATAAAAATGCATTTTAGGGGTTTACAGATTGAGAAAACTGTGGTATAATTAATAGAGTCCGGTGAGAGAGGGGGATATACTATCTCTAATGCACACATTTAGACGATGATTTCATTGATAATAGGTCTTCATTTGGTAATGAAGTATTATCCAAAGGAGACATTTCATTTCCTATATCATCAACTGGTTTATTATATATTGTCGCTCTAATATATCTTTCTTTAATATCATCACTCAATGGACTAGTTGCAACGATATTACTAGAATTTATTTTTATGAGAGTATCTACTTCAGCAAAAGGCATGTACTTTGTAAAAAAGTATGTTTCCATTCCATTATTATGGATTTGATTAAGTAACATAGGCCTTTCAACTAAAATAATATGTTTTTCAATAGAATTAATATATGCAATAATTTCGCACCCATCATTTAATTTAAAATGCTGAATGTCTAAATCTTCTAAACTCGTATAATCTTTGTCGCTCATAGATTTATCTCGTATATCCTATATTTGAATTTCTCTTTAGTATATATCTTTATTCTCTCAGCTGCATGATTCAAAGTATAGTTCTTATTACTCTTCCAGTGCAAGTCATCTGCTAAGTCATAGAGCTTTGTTTCTCTACCATCATCTGATTTTCTCAATCCTCGTCCAATTGATTGTAGGACTTTGATTTGAGATTTAGAGGGTGACGCAAATACAATATTATGCAAATTACGAATATTAATCCCAGTGGAAAAAGTACCAAGGCTTGCAACAATAATAGCATTCTTTTCTTTTTCTGTAATAGTTCTTACTTGCTCACGAGTATCTACATCTGTAGCTCCTGAAACAAAAAAGATTTTTCTACGATGGTGAGCACTTTCTTTGATTAAATCATATAGTGGCTTACCATGTTTTTCTACCAGTTGGAAAAGCACCAATGTATTACCATCTTGATCCAATGCTAAATTTGAAATAAACTTATTACGCTTTTCATGCTTAACAATAAAATCGATTTCTTCTTGGTACTTAACCTTATTTATTAGCTTACACTCGGCATCAGAATATTTCATGAGTAGTACAGAAATATCTAGAGGTGCCAATGCCCCTTCATCCATAAGACTTTTAGTTGTTGTAACATAATACGCAGGCCCAAAATAACCTTCAAGCACAAGTTTATGCGTATTAGTACCATCAAGCGTACCAGTAGTACCAAATCTAAATTCAGCCTCACGACACTTAGAAAGAATTGAAGTAAGGCTTTTGGCTTTAAATGTATGTGCCTCATCACCAATAACCATACCATAAGATTCAAACCAATGTCCTGGCATTTTATACACAGATTGCCAAGTGGTGATAACAATCCTTTGGTCAAAGATCTTTTCCCTTCCTGAATAAATTTTATGACAAAGTGCTTCTACATCAAAGCCATCATCAAATTCAGAATAATCTCCGAAATCTTTATACATTTGTTCTACTAGTGAAGTAGTAGGAACAACAATGATTATTTTCTTATCGTAATTTTCAAGATACCAGCGAAGAAGAGAGTAAATGATTAGTGATTTACCGGATGCTGTTGGTGAAATAAGTAATCCGCGTTTATTAGTTAAACCATGACGAACAGCATCAAGTTGATAGTCCCTAGGTACAATTGCTTTACCTTTAGAAGTAATAGTCATATCTTTCATAAATGACATATCAATATCTAATTTAGATCCAGCTAATCCATAATAATTGCTATGTTCTAAAGCAATTTTATAGTCACGTCCAGGAGTATTCGCAAATTCTTCTACGTATTTGAAAAGCCCAGCTGGAAGCTCTTTGTTGCGAACATCATATAAACGAATTTTGCCATCCCAGATTTTGTTTTTGTATGCTGGCATAAATTTGTAACCAGGAACAAAGAACGTAAAAAAATCTGAAAGCTCATTAGCAACAGATGGTTCACATTCAACGTGTAAAAAGGCATGGTTCTTATTATGTATTTTAAGGTCGCTCATCCGCCACTCTCAAACCTTCTCCAATCAATCATATTTTTAATAGTGGAATGTCTCCATCTAATGTTATTTATGATCTCTTCCAGAGTCTCAATTAATGTTTTAATATAATCGATCTTTGCTTGCATTTCTTGAATGTGTGGATCTGCGTTGTAATAATAATCCATTTCACCTTTCAAGATCTTCAATCCATTCAAAGCGTCATATTCCCAACCAAGTTGATCTATTTGATCTTTTGGCATCTTTCCATTGTACCACAACCACTTGTTTTTAAGCAGCACTTTGAATTCCATATCTTTACGCTTCATTTGAAGCTTAGTTATGGAAAGCATTTCTAAATATTTTGCGTGAAGTGATGCAGTTTTCTTTGAAGCTTCATCTAATCTAAGGTCATCAATCTCAGAATCTTTAGCCCACATTTTCAGAACGTTTTCAAGATTTAGCATAATAAAATAAAATATCCTTAAACAAATTTATAATAGCTATAGTTAAATTCAACAACTGCTGTTAAGTAATTTACTGCTTCGTTTGTTACTTCAAATGGTAAAGAAGAAAGACTAGTTGGATGTGCATCAACAAATTGAATTTCTTTTACTACATTGTTACTTGAGTTATATATCACTAGTGTAAGATCACGGTTTTTACGCTCGCCAAGATCTCCTTGGCCAACCATACCAAACATCCAATCATGAATTTCTTGGTAATTAGTAAATGCCTCATCTACTAAAAAAGTTAAAGTAAGTGGTGCATATTCTAATTTATCTGCCGCAATTAATATATTTCTTTTAGGAGTACTCATTACTGCACCAGGAACTGAAAGATCTGGAATTGCGGCAGCTTGAACTGTATATTGAGCATTTGGGTATTTTAAACTATCAATTACCAATCGAAACCCAGAAGGATTTGCAAATGTTTGATTATCTGCTAAATATGAAGTCGGTTCTAATCTATAATTGATTTCTTTTTCGTAAGCCATAGCAATTTTCCATATTAATTACTTTATACTATTTATACAATAAAAAAGGGGCTCCGAAGAGCCCCTTTAAGGTGATAGGGTTAATCCCTATTCTTATTATGCACCTAAGATGTTTGTAACAGCAAAGATACGGTAGTACTGGTTAGCACGATCTGTACCAGTTTCGCTTGAAG